CGCAAATACTTCTGTAGCCATAATAAAAACCGCAATTAGTTCTAAGAGCTAAAGAATTGCTTTAACTCGGTCAAACCTTCTGCGGTGTAATCCTGACCTTCTTCAATTTCGTCTATTATATCACGGCTTTCTCTTTCTAGTGAAGATAGATAATTCTTACCGCCGTCTTTGGTAAACGGCGCGGCCGAAGCGATAACCTTATCTATCTGTTCTATCGCGTCTANTCTTAAAGACTGCTCTAACAAAGCATAGAACCTAATCGCATATTCGTCGAGTATAGTTTCTACGGTGTAGCCTGGGTATCTTCTAAGGAAGTAGGCGAGGACTCGGAGAAATCGGACTTTTTTTTTGACTCCTGATTTGCCGGAGTAATACCAGCGGCCTCAAGAGCCTTTTTATCTTCGGGTGTAGAAAGACTATCTAGAAATTCTAGTAATCGGCCGGCTTGGTCTATAGAAATATCTATATTATCTTTCTCTAAATCGGGGATTATTGGGTAAAGAAGTTTAACAAACCGCTCTAAAGCTGCTATGGCAGTTGGCTCGTCGACTCGCTCTTGCTTAAAGACTTGGGCTAGTTTAGTCAATTCTATAAGAGACTTTAGCTTCGGAGGCTCGACTATATAAGTCTTACCGCCTAACTTAACTTCGCCTTTGTCCGGCATTATTGTATCAAGGTCAAGTTTCTTAGTATCAACTGCCATAGAACAGCTTCTTTCAACAATAGCTCGCTAAGTTACTAGCTTACGTTGGTTATACCAATGTGGCCAAATCTGCGGCCATCTCCGTAAGTTTCGTCTATCAGCGCTTTGAACGTTACCTTAAAAATTCTCTGATTGTCAACCTCGTAGTTCATCTCTACGCTAGATATAGGAACAGCTTTGTAAATAACGACATCTTCGTTAGTTACAGCGGCCGCGTCGGCTACTGGGTGAAGAACCAAAATCGCCGCCTTATTAGTCCTAAGACTATAACCGGCAGAGCGACCTAAGTTCACTCTATCGCCTTGCGAACCAGTGCTTAAATCGGAAGCACCGATAGCCCGATTGAGGTTTCTTACACTAGGCTCGGCTAACGAAACTTCAATCTCTAGGCTCTCGCCTGTAAGTACCATATCTATCGGAGATGAGCCGTACTTATCGGCCGTAACGTCTGCGAAGTCAGGCTCGTAAACAAAGTTTACCCCTTCCTTGGTATTACCCAAGTTCACGGAGTTAAACACTATGTTCGAAACCCCTATACGCAGGTTACGAATATCTGGCGACGTATAAAAGTCTGCCATAACTTACCTCCTCACTAAGATATTAGGTCAAGGTTTCGGTAAGTCAGTTCGAACGACGCTTTTAATAGTTTGCGGTCGTTCACGTCACTGTCCAAGTCATCTATCCGACCTAATGCCTTGATATTATATATCTGGTAATCTGGTAGAAAGAGAACGGCGTTACGGTGTAGAAGCTCGAATACTTGGTGTATTTTAGCGTCGGCCGCACCGTGGTCTTTATACCGCGCCCAGACGTCGATGGTCTGGTACTCGACCCCAGTATACTTATCAGGCTGGTTACTTGGTACTGATACCAACATAATAGCATCTTCTATATCTTCTGGCAACTCGCCGATAAAGATAGTAGTTCCGACTACACCTATATTATTTTCTTCTAACCAATCCGCTAATTGAGAGGCTATCATATTCTTATAGTAGCAAAAGCCCTTCTAAAATACTCGTCCTTATTTCTTAATACCGCTTCGGCAGGGTCTCTTAAATATCTGCTTTTCCTGCCCTTCTTAAACCCGTGCGGCGGGGTTTCGAACTCCCACCTTCTAGCGTAAAGTGCGTCCGCCGGTGGGCCTTCTCCAAATCTAATCTCGTGGCGCATTAGTCCTAACCTTTTAACTCTACCGGTATTCTGTAGAGTACCCTTATCGTGCGGTACTTGTTGCTTAGAGCGACGTTCTATATCTAGCATCATTAACGCTATCGACTTATCTAACGCTAGAACGCTTTTTGCCTTATATTCTCTTGACTTATCGGTTATTTTTATCACGATATCAAATTAAACCTCTTTAGATAACACTTTAGAAACTCGACGTTATTTTCGAAAGTCCGCGACTTAACTATCCTCTCGACTCTAAAGGTCTCGTCGTCGGCGTTTAGTACGTCTCCTCTAGAAATATCCTCGCCAGGGTTAAACCAAGCGATAGCATCCGAGCCGGTTTCTTCCATATTGGCTCGACCACTAAGAGTCGAAGTAATATATCTAAATCTGCCTATTAGAGTTTGGTTTAGGTTGGGGTTGTAGTTTATTAACTTACCATAACGGTCTACCCGCATCGCTACTTTAACGATGCTTTGGTTCATTTCTGGTTTCATAAACTATATTATAGCAGGACTTTTTGATAACCTTCCAGTAGACCTTTATTTACGTCGTCTATTAGCTTCCCGTATTCTTCCGCGTAGCCTTCGATAGACCGTTTAGTAAAGTTCTGGGGGTTCTGTAATATCCTCGAAACTAGAACGGTAGCAACTATAGAAATGGGATTTGGTATAGCGGCCTGTCCTAAATCGCCAACTATTTTTATATTCTTACTACCAATAGTCCATCGCCCACCTCTAAGTAAAACGCTATTTTTATAAGCAGTATTAAGGGGATAAAGAACGTAATCTTCGCCTTCAACTAATAATAAAGTTACGTCTAAGTCGTCGTCTACATAGGAAATAGAGTCTATAGTCGCCCAATCTTCTATAAATAACTCTCTTTTACCGGTGCCGTCGTAGTATCTAGTAACATCGGTATCTGCGTTAAAAGTCCTGCCCGTATAAGTATCAATAAAAGTCATCACCGCGCTAATAGCGGTTTCTAGAGTAGTTACCTCGTAATCTGAAAGAGGCCGCTTAAGATAAGCCTCGATTTTAGCTTGGTCGGTATAGTCTGCCATAGTCTAGACATTGGTAGCTTCACAATGCTTACATTTTAATTCCGAATAGTTGCTGTAGAACGGGGGCTGTTCGAAGCCAGGGTGGCAGATACAACCGCATTTTTCTACCTGCGGTTCTTCTTTAGTTTCTTTCGGTTCTAATATAGCCTCGTTCTTTGCGTCTTTTATCATAGCTTACCCCCTTAGCCCTGCCCTCGGACAGCAAGGGCAGGATAAGGTAATAAACCTTAGCTAATTAGGATACTGTACCTGTTCCGATTAGCACGAAAGCCTCTGGGAATTGAACCAAGTTGTTAGCTCGGAACTCCGCCCTAAGAGCTTTAGCGTTCTGCTCGGCTAGGTTGACAGCATTAGCACCAGAGTCGTGAACTGTCGCCTCGGTAAGAGTGGTGAGGTTAAGTCCGGCTTTCCTAATAAGGGTGCTAAACTTCAAGTTCCCAAAGACAATGAAGGGTTCGTTTTCGTCACCCACTACATTGATATCGGGTAGAACTTCGACTAACTCATAAGGATAGCCCCAGATAGTACCGGTGACTCCACCGTTTACCCCAGGTTGCCAAATGTAGTTATCGTTTTGGTCTTTAATTCTTTGAACTAAACCAAGCAAGGTTCGGTGAAGGTAGAATTTAGCACCTACTAAAGCTCCTCCGTGAACCGTATAAATTGCTCTGTTTATATCATCGAAGTCAAGGTCGGCAAGAGCCGCACCTATAGTGACCGCGCCAGTACCGGCGGTACGTAGAATACCGCTAGTTGCGTCGGTAAAGACAAGAGTATCAATCAATCGGGCGCTTTCGAGGGCGAAGTCTTGGGTCAATTCGCTAAAGATATTGACTGCCGCATCTTCGTTTAGCTCGTCAGTTACGATTGCGATACCTGCAAACTTTCTCAAGTTTACGGTGTCTTGACCGAACGTCATCTTAGTTCCGGTCTTGGCAACGAGTTCGCCGGTTTCGTACATAGTTACTCCGCCAACTTTCTTGTTAAGAACAAGCGAGTTGGAACTAATAGTAACCGTTCTAGCGTCCCGCGCGGCTACTCCGTACACATCTTCAAGACGTGCAACTTCTGCGACGAAGTCTCGGTCAACTAGGAAACCACCATCGGCGTTAGTAGTTTCGTTCTGATAGCCAGCTTTCTCTATTGCGTACTCGTTAAATCGCTTTAGAGTCGGTTGGTCATCTCGCATAAGAGCCTGAAGTCCTTTGAAGAACCTCACCTCTTTCGACATCTGTTCGATATCGGTTTTAACTTCTACAGTTGGAGTGTTAGCACCAATGTTTTTACTAACCACTGGCTCTATCTTCTCAACTGCTTTAGTTACGGCCTCGTCGACCTTTTTGGTAAGAACACCGGCAACTGAATTAGTAATCTTTTCCAAGGCATCCTCGGAAAGAATTACCTCGTCGACAGTATCACCATCTTGGTCGTCTTTGGCTTTGGCCTCGGCTTCTAACGTTTCGAGTTCTTTTGCTTCCTCGTCGGTTAGAGTTTCGCCTTTAGCCTTTTTTTCTTGTAACTCTTTTAGTCTTTCCATTATTACCTCCATCTAGTTATCAGTACCAGATAGAATTTTGTTCACGCCGACTATAATAAGTTCGACTTGCTTATCGATAATCTGCGCGTGCTTCTTGGTCGTGACTAAAACCAACTTACGCTTACCCTTATTCTCACGCTTGTCGGTGACAAAGGCGGTTTTAATAGTATCCGCCATAGCCGACATCTGGGTTTGTAGCCCAGAAATTTGAGATGATAGGGTTTCAATACTTTTATCTTCGTCGATTTCTTCTATAGACTTAAATTCTGGTGCTTCTTCATCAAAATCTCCGTAATGACTCTTTAGGTGGTTATAAATTCCTTTTCTGTCTCCGCTAGGTACGTCTACTCCGCCTCTTGCTCCTAGTAAAGCTCCCATAGCGGCTTTAACTCCGTTCCAAACTACGGAGTGAGAACCGGCCGCTAAGTGGTGGGGAAGTTTATAACTAGATTTAACGTCAGGATTTTCGCTATCGAACCAAGTAGAGATTGCCTTTAGTTTCGTCATATCGTCGCCGCATTCTCTAATCTGCATTGGCCCATTCCAAGCCATATCTTTATCGGCGAGTGGGGTTTTCTTATAGCCGATAACGCTCTTATCGGATATACTCTTATCTTCGCTGTCAGTAACTTCGCTAAATTCTTCAATCTCGTTAGTTTCTAGACCTTTACTTTTAGCGGTTACCATAGCTTCGCTATTAGCTGGCACCGGAACGACGCTAAATTCTAGCATCTCGCTTGCCGTCCAAGTATTATTTTCTTCGTCAAACTCTTTACCTATAAAACCAACCGAAAGACCGGTTAGATAACCACCGAGAATTAAGTTATATACCTGATTGGCAAGCATTGAGATTTCGGTAGCGAGCTTAAAACGGGCGATAAGCTGTCCGGCAGATTTGCGTAAAGATTGGGTTCTACCTATTGGTAGGCTTTGATAATCGTGGCCGTATAGGACTGGGCCTCCGGCGGCCATAAACTTTTTAACGTTTAGACCTTTTATATCTATCTTCTCGCCTTGTCTATCTATATCCTCGGTTGCGACTATACCCTCGACTTCGCCTTCGGCAAGTTTCTGGGCTTTAATAAGTTTAACTAATAATTGCTTTTTTAACATCTTACTCCTAACAAAAATCCGCAAATAAATATACGCTTGTATTGACTCAAGGTCATTTATTTACGGACTACTATGGTCTCTTTATTTAGTTTTCAGTACGATTTTATTATATTGACTTCTAGGCTTACTGTCAATAGCGAACGAGTCGCGCTGGCTAACTATATATAATCGATTGACTGCCTTACAACGGTGGCACTTAATCGAACCGACTGCGGTTGAGAATAATCCTAGCATACCGGCGCAGTTAAAACAGCGAACGTCTGGGATATTTCTACTCATATTGTACCTTTCCGCTTATAGAGTAAGGTTCGATAGTTATTATTCTATCAGAACCTAATTTACCTTGTATATAACTTACTTTAATTTCNGCCTCTATNCCGCTTGCCTTAATCGCCAAATTGTAATTCTTTTCTAGGACGAACTTAGGATACCTAATCTTCTCGG